AGTTCCATTTCTTCCTTGAACTGGCTGGTGTACTTCCACACCTTCTGAGACAGATTCAGACCACCATACTCATTGGTTCGCTTAAAGAATGCATCCATGGCATCCTTGTTTCTGCTGAACCATCTGGCATAGTGGTTATCCTCTTTCAGTCCTTCCCCAAAAATGGACTCTATCATTGCGTCACAAGAAAGGTTGGCAAACTCCCATTCGGCAATGACACCCCTGCGAATTTCCTGATAAACGGCGCTGTATAGCCCGCGCAAGATGTTTGTTGCCTTCACAGATAGTTTCTTATGGTCGGCAAAATAGAACACCGTGTCGGGCTCTAAATCGGCATCAGCGGCCAAATCCAGCAGAGCATTGACGGCAGCCGTATAGTATTTGCCGACATTGGACGCATAGCCCTCAGTCCGGGCAAAGAGGCCAGGCAAATACTTCTCTATCTCTATTTTCTTCTGTTCCTTGCTCATCGTCTTGGTTTGAAGTTGTCATTGCACCCCTCATGGTTCATCAGCATGGAGTGTCCTTCTACATGGGGGCAGCGGCACATAAAGAACTCACCCTTCACACTCTTACAATGGAAGTCGTATGCCTTGGCACAATCCCGGCACAGGTGCTTAGGGGGGTTAATCTTCCCGGCCATTATTCTGCACCTCCAAATATATCATCCTTGGTCTGCGACGCTGCAAATAAGCTCTGCTGCTCCTTGGCTGCATTCTCCTTCTGCTTCTTGATGCGCTTCTTCTCCAGCTCCTTGTCTTTAATGAGTGGGTTCTGCTCGATGCCGCTTTCCTCCGACATTGTACCTCCATTGATGGACTCATTGATATTCTTGATGGTCTCGACAATATCCTCTCCGAAGGGTTCCTGATACTCATGGTCACACTCCAGCTGGTCCAGCTTGTACTCTGACTTGGCAATGTAGAGCACGTTCTGCATGATGGAGATAATGAGTGATGAAGCGCGGTCAAGCATTTCGTCGTAGTTCTCCTTGTGCATTGATGCCTTTATGACTGCAAGGAGCATCATCTGTTTCAGAGCCTTGCCGGACATCTGAGACATACCCTTGAACTGGCTCCAGTCGATATCAGGTGTGAACGTCTTGGTCAAGATGTGATGTCTCAGCCACTCAATTTCATCCTTCTTGCTTTCGTTTTGACCGTCCCATGTAAGGAAGCCGGCCAGCTTGTTTACGTCCTCAACATTGTCGTTTGCAATAAGCGTCTTATTCTCAACATCTTTGTTAGGCATTGATTTGAGCAAGGCGGCTTTAATGACCAGATACGGGTCGCTGAAGTAGTCGTTGGTGTCTGCACGACGCGAGGCAATATATTCCTCACGTTTTATCAGTTCTTCCACTCCGTCCCACTCCTTCTTCTGACGGAAGTAGATGACAGGTATTTTCCCGATTGGATTGTCTTCTTCCTCCACCTTCCATCCGAGCTTGCCTTGGGTACAATGGTAGATGACCGTGTCGGTATAGATATCTAAGTGATAGGTGGTCTTACCCGCCACGTCCTTAGAGTAATGGCCCCAAGCAAAGGTAATTAGGTTTTCGTACACGTCCCATCTTGTGTAAATCTCATCGTGTTTGGAGCGTGCCAGCACTCGGATCTGACAATCAGGCTCGCCCTTCTTGTTTCGGAACACGCGGAACAGCATGGCGGACTCTGTCTCACTTCCGGCCAAACGCTTGCACTGGCGAATCTTGCTGTTGAAGTGCATCTTCTTCAAGAGGTTTGTGTAAGCCTGGAATCCCTTGTCTGCGCCCTCGCTTTTCTGCTTCCACTTGACAGGCTGGCCGAAGATGAACACAAGGGAAATTTCATTGATGTACACAGGATAGCCAACAGGGAGCTTCCAGCGTGTGAGCGTACCCTTGCGCTTTCCTTCGAGGTCTTTGAGAACCTTGTCCTTGCGTCCCATGATGGCATGGGTCTTGGGATCGTACTCCTTCATGGCTTCCTCTGCTTCCTCGCGTCTGCTATCCATGAGATTGATAACACGGTTGATGTCTTTGGCTGCAATGAGCTGCTCAAAGTCTTGGTTCCTGCCTACAGCGGCATTGAACAGGTTGGTGATGGTGTTGAAAATTGACATAAAGCTATTGATTTTGATTATTACTAAATTGCTAACATGGCATCGACATCCTCAGGAACCTCAAAACCTCCATCATCCATGAAGTAATTGATGGCATAGCCAAGTATATCGACATATTCATCGTGGGCTTTGGCCGGGAAGCCACATACCTCGTCAATAAATTCTTCATTCCAGTCGCCGTCCACCAGATACACACGCCCACATTCGACTTTCGGGGCCACAGCATAGAGTCGCGTGTCCTTCGGGTCAGTAGGCGAGGGCGTGTAGGTGACATTGAGCGAACTGGTCTCTTGTAGCTGCTGGCACACAGAGACACCGTTTGCTTTCGGCTCAATGCGCAGCGTACTCTCTCCGTTGCCGTCGTTAGCGGCCATGAAGTCCGGCAGGTAGCGGATGAGGTCGGGGAACTCTTTATAGACTTTCTGTGCACAGGTGATGTAGATATTGTTTCGTATCTTGCAGGCTCCGATGATGCCAGAGGGGTCGTTGTCTGACTTGTTCTTCTTGTTGTAGGCCGTATCGAGGAAGAAGTGGATTGGCTCACGGAAATGCAGGGCATGATAGTCAGCTTTCGTGATGCGACGAAACCATTTCTCCTTGATGATATTACCGCCCTCGGCTGATGGCCGCTGTTCATACTGCCCGGCATAGCCACGGCTTCCGAGGTCGGTCTTGGCCTCGTCGAGCACACGCCTGGAGAGGCGCACGGGGTCTAATAGCCCATCAATATACTTCTCCCTCAGTTCCACGGGGCTGACGTTGTCGGACAGCTCAGCCGGGAGGCAGATATGACGAATATTCTCGCTTTTCTTCTTCAACAGGTAGCCAGTCACATCTTCCTCATGGAGTCGCTGCATGATGGTGACCACAGGCGTATTGGCCTTGTCAACCTTACGTGAGGAAAGCGTCTTGGTGTGTTCGTTGGCGGCGGTTCGCATCTGTTCAGACTCAGCCTGCTTCGGGTTTACGGGGTCATCGTTGATTATTACATGAGCGTGGAAACCTGTAATGGTGGCACCCGTCGAAGTGGCGTATCTGTAACCAGTATCGGTATTCTCATAGTTCTGCTTACCACTCTTGTCACGACGTATCTTGATGTCGGGGAACAGCTTGCGGAACTTGTCGCTCTCGATGATATCCTTCGATTTGGTGGCGTGGTCGATAGATAGTGCGCCGGAGTAGGAATTGGTGATGATGCGGATGCTGGGGTCTTGAGTCCACAGCCATACTGGCCACATCACGGTTACGATGGTTGACTTTGTTGTGCCTGGAGGAATGTTGATAATCAGGTCATACGGCTTTGGCCTACGCTCAACGATAGACACGGAAAGCTTCTGGAGCTCACCGCAAAGATATGGAATGTGCCAGTTGTACACAGGTTCCTCTTTGATGATGACGTCCCAGAAGGTCTTGACGAAGAAGAAGAAACTCTTCCTGCACTCGTCAGCTACCACGGCGATTGCCAGTTCCGTATAGTCAATGTTCATTCCTTCTTATTGATGATGTCAATTCCGATAGAAAGCAGCACTTCTCGCTGTTCGTCTGTCAGCTTGTCGAGGTCTATCTTCTGTTTAGGCACAAGGGCCTCGCCGTCTCTGCCTACAAGCTCCCTGCGCTCGGTGTAGCCCCTATCCTTCATCTGAGTCTTGGCGTAGAAGATGAGCATGGTTGTGTCACCGTCCTTCATTTTCTTTAGGATAAGGGCCTCACAGAAATCTTTCTGCAGCTCCTTCACATCGTCCACTTTCTCCTTGAAATCGGGGTCTTCGTTGTACCATCTGTAGAACGTCATTCGGGATATGCCAGCAGCCTTGCAGGCAGAGGAAACGATGCCCGAGGTCTTGTTGAGTTCTTCGAGCATACGTTCCTTGTCTGTCAGCACCCTTTCATGGATGGTCTTGTCGTTGTTATTAGCCATAGTCCTATTGTTGTAAGTCACGAATGAGGTCACCGACCACAACACGATAGGTACGCTTCTTCGGATCGCCAGCTATGAGAATCTGGTAAACCTTCTTGTAAGTGGCCTGTGAGTGGCGGTCTGTCAGTCGGGCATAGAGTTTCTTTGCCACCTCATGCCCTGGGTAGTCATTGGGGTGTTCCGCCGCCTTTAGCATTTCCTCACGCAACAGCTTCTTATAGTCCTTCTCGTTGCCAAATTGCCTGTTCTGCTGAGAGGAACGGAACATTTCGGTGTCCCAGTAGAGCATAACGAGGTCTGCATTAGGCTCACGCTTCAAGATGCGCTCGTACAGGTTAGGGTAGAACTCCAGCACCTTCGGCAGCGACTTGATGGTGTCGATAGAAAAGAACTGGCTTATGCGCAGTCTGTTCAGCGGAACACCCACCTTGTAGAGGTAGATGTATGTCTCTGGTATCTGTAGCCCATATAGCTTGATGTATAGCCAGACATCGTTATCCTTCCAGTCATAGAGAGGATAGACGAACTTGCTTTTCTTCATCGATGCTATTGCAGTGCGACGCTGGACGGACTCAGCCATACGGAGGCCAACCATCTGAGGGATGGACTGGAAAATCTTCTCTCCAAAGGTCTGATAGTTCATTCCCATGCGGAAATCCTTGTGGTTCCTGATGGCGAACTTAGGCATCTGACGCACCCACACACTTTCCTTGCCCGGCTCCCAGCAGATGAATGTTTCGTCGTTAGCGAGCTTGTTGCAGCAGTTGAAGTGTTTGATAGGCATGCAGAACCAGTAGAACTTTGCACCAAGCGACATGAAGCGGGAACGCCAGTTCAACACAATCTGCTCGACATCGGGATAGATGGCTTCCTCGTCAAAGAAGATGACCATGAGCCGTGAGAACGGGATGCCGTACTTCTGCATCGTCTTGACCACCATATCGGCCATGCAGATAGAATCCTTACCGCCAGAGAAGGACATCGAGACGAACTGGTTCCTGTTGAAGGTTTCCAGTATGCGCCTCTCAGCCGCTTCCACTACATTGATTTCAAGCTCCTTTTCAAACATAGCCTAACCCTTTCTG